AATCGATACCCATTCAGTTTGTGTTGTAAAAGCGTTTTCAGGAACTCTTCTTTTTTAATGTCTTCTTCTTCTCTCAAATGAAAGACATGATTATATAAAGTTTCAAAAAGTTGGGATTGGTTAGAAGAAATATATTTTGTCCAGCGACCCGTTTCCGTAATCACTCGACAACTTTTGGTTTTCTCCACTTTTACTGTTTTTTTAGTGGTTACATTAGAAAAATATATGATTTTACTCGTGTCGTCCATTATTATAGATAGAAAAGATAATAAAAACATAATTCGAGAATAAATATATAAACATGTCCAAAGAAGAACCAGTTACTGAAAAAAAAACGGAAACGGTATACCGTAATAATGTGGATTCAGAGGAGTTGGATAAAATGTTAGACGAAGAAAAACTGTTGAACAAAGCGCTCACATGGAATAAATTAAACAAAACGCTAAAGATTCAGAAATTGCATCAGTTTTCAGAAAAATACGGAAAAGAACACAAATATGGAGCGAAAGAAGTGAAACAACTGAAGCAGTTTTTTTCGGATGCGTTGGAAAAGAAAAAATTACAAAATATTAAAGAAGTCGTATATGACAAAACCACTCGAGAAATAATTGATGTTCCTGGTTTACATTTTCACGTTACTTCGCGTTTGTTTACCTTGCGTGTGCTTGATACGAAACGCGTGTCTACTTTAAAATCACTTACCCCGAAACGAATGATAATCGAAGTAACCGATGACGCGTTAAAAAACAACATTTAAAAACAACACAATTCATATATAATGGATGATTTTGTGATTTCGAATTTATACGAGTCGAGAAATGAATGGTGTGGTCGACTCGTGAGTGTTTTGACCCCATTAGTAATTGAAGGCATCCGATCGATTTTTAATGAGGCATGGAAAATGTGCCAAGACAATCATGAAATGTCCAAATATTTAATGACATTTCAAAATTTATTGGCACGAGTTCCGAAGTGGAACTCTGTGATTATCGAAGAAGAACGAAAAAGAATTATAGATCGAAGTGGTTGCAATTATTTAGAGGATTTAATCACATGTGTACATATCATTCAATTGAAAGTATTGACTTGTATTCGAGTAGGAAACAAGCAAAAAAAGATTGATATTTCTATTCCAAAACTAGATCATTTTATTCATCGGGTATATATTCATGTCGCACGAAAAGTGTATAGCAATGTATACTTATTTGAAAAAAATATATCGGATTTAACGGTTCAGAAAAATTACCGCGAATTGGAAATTATGGTACAAGAGAGTATTTTGACCGCCATACGCGAGAGTATTCCCACAGAATCTATTATTCGAGCATATATGGATGAAACTGTCGAGCAAGAAGAAGAAGTGATCATTGAACCTATCCCAGATGAAAAGAAGGAGGAAGAGAAGGAGGAAGAGAAAAAGGAAGAGAAAAAGGAAGAGAAAAAGGATCCTCTTCCTCCCGTATTATCGGTGGATAATTTGAATGAAGAGCCAGTGGTTACTCGACTGACGTTCAACGATATGGATTCGGCATCTGACGGATCTTCTATTTTGGCGCCAAAAACAATAGAACGACTCGCGGAAATAAGCGAAGAACGAAATTTGCAGAGGAAATTGGAGGAAGAAGCAGACGACGATGAGACAAAGCAAGACAGAATCAAAATCCACATGAACGATGACGTTACTTTGACAGACGTTTTCGATTTGGACAAACCTTCGGTTTCTTTAGATCTGTCTCCTTTAGATATTGAAGACTTGTAATGCGTTCATTATGAATTTTCTTTTTTGGTTTATTTTTGTATATGGAAAAAGTATTTTTGTTTGCGGTAGTCATGACGATTCTGTTTGGCGTTTTGAAAGTGGCTCTCTTGAAATGGATCGAGAACGAAATGAAACCGTTGAAAGAAATTGTGAGAGATCTAGCAATAGTTTTCGTCAGTGCGTTCGGTTCAAGTTATGTGTTTTTGAAACACGGAAGTCGGTTAGACGATTTCTTTTCGGTCATAACCAATAAAAATTTATTAAACCCTGATACGACCCAAATATTTACTGGAATCCCTGATTTTTAAACAGGATTTTTCAAGCCATTTTTTTTGTATATTATTATATATACAAAAAAATGTCTGCACCTGACCAACCCGAAGAACCTTTGAAACTTGTCGAAGTGCCTGAGATTTTGAAAGACGCCACGGTAGAAACCAAAAACTTGGTTCAGTATAGTGCGCTATTGACTTTCGTGGATTTGATTCGAATTTATGCAGATGCGCACAAGAGCACATTGAGTCCCGCGATACAAAGTCAACTTCTTGTGCTCACGAAAATGGACCCCGTGTTTTTAAGCAAGATTGAAGACTTTTTCGGGAAACTGATCCAGGATAAAAAAATCAATGTATTGGATCTCCCTGTTTTAGCGAGCGTTCTTCAAGAATTGTATATGTTGTTTTTGAAATCCAATATTCCCGAGAATACTCCTGCCCAGAATGCAGAAGTGTTGAAAATTCTCGTTCATATTTTGGTGAGCAACCAATTGACGAACTCCTCCAATTCATTGAGTGTGGAAGAAAAGGATGTGATTGTTAGTTCCTTGGATCTCGTCCTTTCGTCGTGCATTTCATTAATGGAACTGAACACACTGCCGATATTGAAAAAAGGATGCAGATGTTTCTAGTTACCACTTCGTCTTCTGCACTTTGATTTGAGAGCCAGGTTTGTTTTTCTTGCCATTCGCTGGATCGTATGCAGCTTCTTCGTCATCGGAATCCATTCCTTTCGAAATCTCCCAAAATTCTTTGGATCCCAACCTAAAATCGGGACGCGTTTCCGCTTTATACCAAAATATTTGATCTTGTAATTTATTGGACTTGGCATTATTGTTAATCACTAAACATTCAAAGTTTTCTGTCGTTTGGTCCATCACCGAACAAAACGATTCTAAAGTTGGAAACATACTTGCGTAATTCTCCCAAATACGTTTCCGGTTTGTCATATAGGGTTCTCTCAAAATAAACACATAGTCAATGTTTGTGCGTAGCGTCGGTGGAATACCCAATGGATATTGCATGGTAATGATAAGCATGACTTTCCAATGTCGTCCATTCATAAAAAGAAGACGCATTAATTTGTCTCGAGACCACGAATTATCATAAAGGCAATCGTCTAAAATAACAAATGTTCTCGGGTCGATGAGACATTTCTTGTACATTTCCATTTCTTTCTTGATTTGTTTTAGCACGGTTTTTTGACGTCTGAGAATGTTTTCGATCAATACCGAACTGTATTCTTCGTGAATAAAAAGTTTAGGCACGTGTGCGGCATAAAACCCGTTTCCTGCCTCTGTTCCCGATATGACGGTCCCAATGGGGATATCTTGGTGAAAATACAGGAGATCTCTCACCAAATATGTTTTTCCTGTATCTCGTCGCCCAATCAAAACAATCACGGGACCTTTGTTTTCATTTGGTCGGAACGTGATATTTCGCATATCAAATTTTTTCAGTTGTAAAGTCATGTGTTGTAAAGTCCTTATATTTTATTTCTCTTTTTTTGGCGGATTTGTTTCGTTTAAAGTGAGTTTTTTTAAAGTTTGGAAAAATCATACATGAGTTGTTTTTCATTAGAATGGGTAAAGTTGCCCGAAATAGACAAAGATAATTTGAAAGCCCAATATTTACAAAGTCATTTAGACGAACAGGTTGGATATAATCCGTTTCATGTCTCCAAACTCCAAAGATATAATCCTACCCACTTGCTCTTTCTCGAACCATTACTAGCACCTTTCATGTCTCTAGATCTTACATATCATTGGAATGATTTAGAACGTGTTCGTCACAAGAATGAGATATTGAAAATTCCGATCCATATTAAATACGCTCCATTACTTGATCCGATTCATTATTTGATTGGAAAATACGATAAGCACGCGAAAACCAAATTCACGGAACTCCCAGATTCATTGTCGAATGAACAATCCGTAACGCATATCCCCAAAATAGTTAATTATAATAATGCGGCATACACGGATTGTTTTTTCAACTATTTGTCTTCGAAAATGTTGCACACACATGGAAGTATCAACAGCATTGATTATTATGGCTCCAGTTTAGCAGTACAAGACCAGTTTAAATTCAATATAGCGGATGATTTAAGTTATTTACAAGACTCGGACCATTTTCGTACCTCACGAGACTTGCTGTATTCGATCCCATCGTGGTCGGAAAACACTCGAGATTTAAACACGTCTCGAGGATTAAAACCAAAAATTGTCACCGGACAAGACGTTGCTATTACGGATTTTGAAGATATAGATGATATTGTGTCTACCGAAGAAGATAACAAGTCGATGGAAGTAGTTTTCGAAGCGAAAACGGAAAAAAAAGATAGCGCGACAACGATTGATTCGGATGATAATAGTTCGATTGAACACAGCAGTATTGAAGACGAAGACGAAGATGAAGATGAGGATGAAGACGAAGACGAAGATGAGGATGAAGATGAGGATGAAGACGAAGACGAAGATGAAGACGAAGATGAAGACGAAGAAGTGTTTGCGTACATTAAGAATTTTCCGGTTCAAATGATTTGTTTGGAAAAATGCGATGGTACCTTGGATGAACTGTTGGAAAATGAAGATTTGAAAGAAAAGGAAATTGCAAGTGCCTTATTGCAAGTGATTTTTACCTTGTTGATCTATCAAAAAGCATTTCAATTTACCCATAATGATTTACATACCAACAACATTTTATGGAAACAAACAGATTTAACCTTCATCAATTACGTTTACCAAAACAAGACGTATCGGGTTCCAACCTTTGGACGAATTTTCAAAATCATTGATTTTGGTCGTGGTATTTATCGTTTCCAAAACAAACGGTTTTGTAGCGATAGTTTTGCCCCTGAAGGAGATGCACATTCTCAATATAACTGCGAACCTTTTTTAGATTCCAATAAACCGAGGATCGATCCAAATAAAAGTTTTGATTTGTGTCGTCTGGCTTGTTCCTTGTATGATTTTGTGTTTGATTTAGATAAACCGTTTCCCACAAAAATGACGGAGTTACAAAAAACGGTGTTGAGGTGGTGTACCGATGACGATGGTAAAAATATACTATACAAAAAATCAGGGGAAGAGCGATATCCGAATTTCAAGCTATACAAAATGATTTCTCGACTCGTTCATAACAACGAACCAGAAAATCAGTTGTCTTTTCCCTTTTTTTCTCAGTTTCTCGTGTCCCGCAAAGATCTCGTGTCTCAAAAAGAAATGACTTCTGTTTCGGTAGATATTGATAAGATCCCTATCTATTTTACTCTTTTGGACGATTCCAAATGTTAATATATTATATATGGCAAGTACTCTTTTCAACACGAATAACAAGTTAGATGAATACCGAGACGATCCAACGATAAAGATAATGTTGGATGGATGTGTTTTATTAAACCATTCCGAGTTCATTTCTTGGTTTAAACCTCCTTCTATCACAAAGGCGACTCGAAATGCCAATTCCAAATACCGACGAGATAATATCGAGGAAGTTGGCTACAAAGCTTTCGATATATTGGATGATTTAGCGGATGTTGTGTGCAAAGGAAAAATTGGTCGCACGTATGGTCAACACGCGATTCGAAACGTGTCTGAAAACTTTAATTATAAGAAAAACGATTTATACGATATTTTAGTTGCAGTGGAACCTAGATATAACAAAATTAATCCTTTTCGGGCAACCAATACGGTGGAAAACGATAAATTGCAATCCGTCTTGGGTTTTATTATCGTTGAAAAAGGAGAATGCAAACTTTTGAAAGATATTTATAGCGTACATTTGATTTGTTCGAGAGAAAGCAAGTCAAAAGCCATAAAAGGCGTTATTTTATTGGGGGCGTATTTATATTGTATAAAATCGTCCGATGAAATAACGGATAAAAACAAACGCGGAATACTGGAATTAGCAGGAGGATACATGAATTTATCGGGTTTTTTTGCGTATTCCAAACTGGGATTTAACAAAGACAATTCATTATATAATGAATTAAATTGCTTCAAAGACGCGGGGAATTTACCCATGTCTGTAGATTTAACGAAATATAGCTCTCGAGACATTATTGACATGGTGAACGGAACCAAAAAAAGGAACGATATAGAAGATGATACAGGAATCTACCAAATTGGGGTCCCGAAAGATGAAATAGAAAAAAGGGTTCAAACCAATGTTGCGATTTTGAGCAATATGAAACAACTGTTAGTCTTGGATAAAGAACCAACTGGAGAAGATTATAGAAACATTATTCACGATGTCGTGGACAAAACGGATAAATTTATGAAAATAAAAAAACTCGATGAATATATTCGATCCCAATTGGCTCAATTGAATATTAAAATAAAACGCTTATCAAAACAGGAACGCAACCTGCGTCGTCAACGCATTCGAGAGCGTCGATCCCAACACAACATAGAGGAATCAGACAAAAGTGAAGAACTAGATTTAAACACGCGCAAACGTCTCACGGCAAAAAAAAGAAAAAGGTCAGTAGCTTCAAAAAAGAAAGAATCGATAGCTTCTGAAAAGAAAGAATCAGTAGCTTCTGAAAAGAAAGAATCTAAAAAGAACCCTTTTATTGCTTCAGAAAAGAAAGAATCGGGGGAAATTTCTTCTGCTGCAATCAGTGTATCGAAAGAATCTAAAAAGGTCCCTTTTAAAAAGAAAATTGCTTGTGAATCCCCCAAAAATGCAACATCAAAAAAACGATGTGCGCGCAATGGGAATTGTTGTGTTATTTCTGGATAAAATATAACTTACAAATGGTATTCAGCAGACTCAATTGTCTTTTGAAAGATAGTAAACATCATTTTATTCATAAAAAATCATGTTTTATTTCGTTTCTTTGTCAGCTACGTATCGCTCTTCGAAATTTACCGTTTCTTTTACGCCAATCAAATTGCCATTTTCGTCCATCGTTTGAGTCAATTTATTTCCTGTTTGTTTCGCCAACTCAATGTTGGCTTGAATCGCCTTGCGCTTACTCTCATATAAACGCTTATCGAATTCTTCCTTTGCCTTCATTTCATTCTTCAACTTTTCATGATGCAACTGGTTAAGCTCTTCCTCCATAAACTCAATTCGTCCTGTTTTATATGCATCTGGATCGAGAGGAGTCCAGACAAAATTTCGTCCCACGAAAATATCGTGGTTCGGGTCTCGATCTCTCAATTCTTTCGCATATTTCTCAGCTTCTTCTGCAGTGGAAAAATTGCCACGATTAATAAACCCGCGCACAGAAGTTTGAAATTTATTGTTTCTTTGAAATTCTTCTGTCAGTCTGGATTCGTGCTTATCGAGAAACTGTTTAAAATCGCCTTCCGAATCTTCGCGCTTTAGGACATTCTCTTCTTCCTGCACAAATTCCACGAGATCGTTCATGATGTTATCGGCATTTAAATGGTATTTGAATGCGAGAAATTGCGTGAAATCCGAGTACATGGACAACGCTTTGGCGTACCCCCACTGCTTTACAAACTTGTCAAACAGAAACTGCTCTCTTTGTGTAATGACCTTTTCAGGAGATATAAAAGAATAACATCCGTATAATTGACTAGCGATAGATGGGTCTTCATTTAGAAGATCTACGTATTTAGGGTTCATTTTTCCATTGGGTGTCATTTTTTGTTCAAACGCTTTAATGGTTTTTGCCATACCAAAATTTAGGAGGTTTTAATATATTGAGTCGAAAATCATTTAAGTTGTTTTTCTTTGGAAATGTATTATTTTTTTGTTCTTATATAATATATTTCACAATGAATGGCATGTTTGATTTTAGTGAATTTGTAAAACGCGCAATCAAGTACATCGTGGAGGGTATCATGGTGGCGATCGCTGCATTCGTCATTCCCAAGAAAACGCTGAATGTGGAAGAAGTGGTTATTATTGCCCTCTCTGCCGCGGCTACCTTTGCCGTGCTCGATGTCTTCGTGCCATCTATGGCAAGCAGTGCTCGTGGTGGTGCAGGATTCGGTATAGGTGCTAATTTGGTGCGGTTCCCTGGCGGGTTTTAGTGCGTGATGTTTATTTAGACAAAAGTTATCGAAAGTTGTCGAAAGAAACAAACGTCGAAAGAAACAAACGTCGAAAGAAACAAACGTCGAAAGAAACAAACGTCGAAAGAAACAATTATATCTCAACTCTTTATTTGAGATATAAATTCGTTACACCGTAGGAAAATATTCCCAATCCAAATAATTGCAGACTTTTTTCCAAATCATATCTTGTTCCAATTGCTTGATTCGGTCTTTCATCATGGGGATAAATGGCAAATATTGTTTCTGATCTAATAAAACACATAATTGACACAAAATATACGTGTAATTAAAAAAGTTGGTGCGTGTAATGGGACAGAAAATCGCCCAAGGCTGTTGTATCTCAATAAACAATACACATAACGTTTCGATCAATTCTTCGTCCATCACGGGTGGTTTAATGCCCAAAATGGAATTGATATATTGAATGTGTTCGAAATATTTATTGTAGCCCAAAATACTCAATATATTACGCATTTCGCTGTAATTCATCTCCGATAATTTTTTCCGTTCTTTCACGATTCGTTGTTTGACGGTGTCGAGAACTTCGTCAGGAATTTTCGTTGTTTCTTTTGCCTGAAATTGAGACAAGATTTCCTTAAAATGGTTTAACCGAATGTACGCGGTATAAGAAACTTCATTCGGCATTTCTTTGTTGAGCGGTTTTTGATTGTCGACAATATGCACGACAAATTTCCCGCATTTCGTATTGTTGCAAATGAGTACTCCTTCTTCTTCCAACGGAATGAGTTCTCCTTGATTGCACAGCAAACAAGTATCCGAGTCCAACAAATATTCCTGCAAATGCAGAATGTCTCCACCCACATTTCTCCAATATTGTTGATATATTTTTTTCGAGGACTTGTATTTCTCACTGTTCATATTTGCGCTTTCTGCAGTGGTCCCTTTGATTTTGAAAAAGTTATTGATCGTGACAACATCTTTTAAATTGTCTCCACTCGAGATCTTCTGTTTTTCTTCATAATAATGAAAAATATATTTCGAATTATGCAACAAATATTTTTGTTTTTCTTGTTTCAGTTTTTGGATTTCTTGTTTCATTTCCTTGATTTTGTCGAGAATTTCGTAAAATTCTTCGCTGTTTTTACTTTTCAAACACTTTGCCTTTTGTTTTAATTCTTCCTTTTCAGCGATTAATTTCGGGATCGTTTCCATTTCAATCACGTGGAATATTTGAACCATATCCGTATGTTTTTCGTCAATCGTCTGGTTATTTTCTTTTTTTTTCCCTTCCATTTTTGATATTAGTATCTTTTGTTCTATATAAATTTTCGGCGAAATATAAAATTTTCACCGACTATATGAAATAACGAAAAAATGTGAATAGAAAATGTAGTAGATGTTTTTAACAAAGTCTGATGGAAAATGAAAAATGAAGAGAAGGAATGTGTGTAAATAAGAAAATTCCAAAAAATAAAATCTTTAGGGATATTATATTAAAACAAAATGGCAGGAGCATTAATGCAAATCGTCGCTTATGGCGCACAAGATCTCTTTTTGACTGGAACCCCCGAGATTACGTACTGGAAGGTATCGTATCGCAGACACACAAACTTTGCAATGGAAAGTATTGAGCAGACTTTCCAAGGACAGGCGGACTTTGGACGAAGAGTCAGTGCTATTTTGTCGAGAAACGGCGACTTGGCATACCGAACTTATCTTCAGGTGACTCTTCCCGAGATTAACCAGTCGATGAAGGGCACCACTGGTGCCGTTTATGCTCGTTGGTTGGACTACATTGGTGAGCAGTTGATCGCGGTCGTGGAGGTGGAGATCGGAGGTCAGCGCATTGACAGACAGTATGGTGATTGGATGCACATCTGGAACCAGCTTACCATGACCTCGGAACAGCAGAAGGGATACTTCAAGATGATTGGCCACACAACTCAGCTTACCTACATCACCGATCCTACTTTTGCAGATATCGCGGGTCCTTGTGCTGCTACTGGTGGACCTTCTCAGGTGTGCGCTCCTCGCAAGGCGCTTCCTGAGACCACTCTCTACGTTCCTCTTCAGTTCTGGTTCACCAAGAACCCTGGTCTGGCTCTTCCTCTCATTGCCCTGCAGTACCACGAGGTAAAGATCAACCTGGATATTCGCCCTATCGGCGAGTGTCTTTGGGCTGTCTCATCCCTGGATTCTGCCTCTGGCACCGTGTCTGTGTCTACCGCTTACCAGCAATCTTTGGTTGCTGCCTCTCTTTACATTGATTACATTTTCTTGGATACCGACGAGAGACGCAAGATGGCCCAGAACCCCCACGAGTACTTGATTGAGCAGCTCCAGTTCACTGGAGATGAGTCGGTTGGATCCTCGTCCAACAAGATCAAGCTCAACTTCAATCACCCTTGCAAGGAACTCATCTGGGTGGTTCAGCCTGATGCCAACGTGGACTATTGCTCTTCCATGGAGGCAGGATCCACTTTGTACAAGACTCTAGGTGCCCAGCCTTTCAACTACACGGATGCTATCGATGCTCTTCCCAATGCGATCCATGCATTCGGTGGACCCGACTCTACCTCTGGTGAAAGT